CAGTATGTACTGCCGAAGTGGGTACTAACTGAGCAAATTTCGCCTCGTATTGCGCTCCTTTTATGCGTTCTTGTTTCAAAGGTATTGCTCGATCAAGTGGAACGTCCCCACGATTAGCCTCAGCAATACGGCTACGCATAGAACGGAAAACGTCGGACTGTTTCTCTCTCGGCTTTCTCGCTTCACGCCTAAACGCACCGAGGGATTTATACGGCGGTTCTTGCCCCTGCTCTGCATAGTATGCTTTCATCCGTTCGTATTCGACGACTTCGGCGTTCCATTGCCGCATTAACTGTTGACCTTTGGAATATTCCGCTCTCGCCCGTTCAGTCTGCTGAAACACGCGCCCGTCGCCGTTTGGCTTCCACGTTCGGTTGGACCGTTCAAGAGCTTGCTGTCTCTCTTCTTCGCTGTAAAACTCCACGTGATAGGGCGACCACGAGTGTCGGCAATTCGGATGTATAATAGAATAGCCAGACTTGAACGCTGTTTTATATAGCGCAGGGTATCGACTGTCGTTCCCCGATATGCTATACACGCGCCCTTGATACACAGCACAACTATCGCATGTAGGCGAAACGATGTCGCACTCTACAAGGTCTATGCCTTCACGTAAAGCCTGTTGTATCATTGACAAGTTTTCCGTTTCGGCTCTCGTCGTTCGTGCCAACATAGCCGCATATTTATCCACGGGAACGCTTGTACCGTTTGCATACCGAACCACCGTCACGTTGTCGTCGCGTAAGTCTTGCCTGTACGCGCTGTACCCATCATCCAAAAGGGATTTTACAATCGCAACCGCTTCCTGCTCCGTTTCATACACACCGTGAATTCTTTTCATCTCGTCTGTCTCCCGTTCGTTTCGTGTACCCACTCGCAGAAGAATATGGGAATCGCCCAATCATATTTATTGTCTTCTACAAGGAACGACCATTTATCCATTCTCTTAACTTTGAATTCTCGGTTGAATACATCGCTTGGAAGATAATACAAACCGTCGTGCCTAAATTCCCTATGTACGATCGAATCGGTTAATTTTGCGATTTCAGCGCAGATTTCTTTCGGTAAGACTCTGATTGTAATTTCGTGAACATCACCGTCTTCGTATTCGTCGCAAATGTCGGTCAAGGCGCAGAGTTCTTTGTCTTCCGCATCGGACAGTTCGTAGTTCTCACGGAGCATACGCTCAAATGCTTCCCCTGTTCCGAGATAACGGTAAAAATCGTTTCTCTTGCCTGCTTGAAAGAAAAGTATAGCGTTTTGATACTCTTCTTTCGCTCTTTGGAATAATTCCTGTTTCATAGTTTTTTCTCCTTTGTTTGCTTCAAAAAGTCCATCGTTGGACTTCTTTTTCTTTATTCTACTATTAAATTTGGACTTTGTCAAGTGTTTTTGCATAAAAAACTTGTCATTTTTGGATTTTTTTTGTACAATTAAAGTCCACACTTGAAAGAGGAGGCAAAATTATGCTTGATATAGCTACCTACAAAAGGAAGAAAAAACAACTTGGTTTAACATTTGAGGAGTTATCAAAATTGAGCGGCGTTCCCGTTCAAACCTTGCATAATATCTTTCGCGGACATACGAACACACCGCGCATTGATACAGTGCAAGCAATCGAACGTGCACTCGGACTCGCGCCTACGTTCACCGAAGAAGAACGTGCGCTTGGGTTGAGTGACGATCACCCAATTGCCCTTTCGGACGACGACCGCGAACTCATAAACCTTTTCGCGGAAGCGGAAGAAAAACTCGGCAAAGCATACGTTCGGGGTGTTAAACAAATGGTGCGCTTGGCTATCGACACCAAGGGACAGCCTTAATCTCGGAAAGAATTATCAACACGCTATTGCAGTCAACTGCAATTACTGGTCTATCTTCCCCTTTGTTATTTTTTATAGAGAATTACGCTTTATAAAAAAATACAAGGAGAATATATACCAATGCGAAGAAGTAATTTATCTGACGATTTGATAACTATAACCCAAAAGCTGATGATGGCGCGTGAGCGCAGCGAAGTGATGAACGTAGCGAGCGACTGCACCGCCATAATCGAACGGCTCATTGCTTTGGAAACCCAAGGCAGTATAGCCGCATTGCAACAACACGCAAGGTCTGTGACGACAATCATTAAATTCACTTACAAGGAGATTCAAATGATGTCGTTTACATTCAAGAAAGAGTTTATAGCGAACGGGTTGGCTGCCCACGTTATAAAAAAAGAAAGCGGTAGGAATTCGTATTGCTACGAGATCCGCTACCGCTCTAATGGTTACAATATTATAGCTTCCTCCACCGATTTGGCGGAGGCAAAAAGAAAGTTCTTGGCAAAGACCGTGCCGGGAGAAATTGAGAAATACCGCGTTCAAAAACGCAAGACGGGAATAAACCTGCTTGAAGAAGTGTTTGACGAGTGGTATCAATACAAGAAAGGCACGATCACCGAAAAGGAATTGAAAAGGTTTTACGTGAACTTTCACGCCTTGCCCGAAAATCTCCGTAAAAAGCCTATTGCGGCTGTACGTACGGGCGATATAGATAAGGTTATGAAAGATGTAAAGCCGCGCAAGTATGAAGAATTGCGAACGCTGTTCAACGGTATTTTCAAATACGCCGTGGCGAGTGGCATTATTCAACACAATCCTGTTGCATTGATTAAATTCGTGAAAGCGGATAGGCAAACGCGCGACGCCTTACCCGAAGAAGAAATTTACGCTTTCTTGGAACGCGTAGAATTGCCCGAATTTGAGCCGATTAGACAGGGCGCATACTTGCTCTATTTCTTCGGACTTCGCCCTTGCGAAGTGGACCAAGAAACGCGTAGGGAAGACGATTTCCTTATTGCTCGGAATCGCAAGCGCAAGAACGGAAAAATCGAGTATAAAAAAATCCCCGTACCGAAACAGGCACAGGGATTGATTGACTGGGATAAACCGCTCGTATTTAATTGTTCGGACTGGAAACGCGATAAACTGTTCAAGAAGTTGCTCGGCAACGGCGAGAGAACCGCCTACTGCCTGCGGCACACCTTTTCTACGGTTTGTCAAGAATATCTCAAACGCCCCGATATTGTCGATATTTGGATGGGAGATAGTCCGCAACGGCTTGTTGGAAAGGTATATACGCACTTTTCCGATAAGTTTATGCGCTCGCAAATGGATATGGTAGTATTCCCTACGCTTGAAAGGCTTGAAACGTAAGGCTTTTTGGGTGATTTTGTTCACCAAATTGTTCACCAAACCCCACCAAAAACGCATTTTTGATTGAATATTTATCCAAAAATACGCAAAAAAATCACGGCTTTATGCATTGATTTTTGCATAAAAGCCGTGATTTGGTGGGCAGAGGTGGATTCGAACCACCGTGTACGAATTTTAGCCCTTTATTTTCAAGGGGTTTAGCGTTTGTTCCCCAATGTTCCCCACGTATAAAGATTGTTGTCGTGGATTTTGTATGTATTACTTACGCTATTTTTACCCCAATAATTGCATACTTTCTGCAATCCCCATAAAAATTGTTGTCGTCGTAAAACGAAGTGGCTCCTTTAGGCAAGCCAAATCCAGAACGATAGGATGAATCTTGCGCTTCAAAATAGCAAGGGTTCTCAAAAAGAAAAATATCGCCAGAGTTAGCTTCCTTGTTGATTAAAACGTTGTATATTTCTTCCTGCAAAGGCTTTAGCGAGGCTGCACATTCATCGATTTTTTGTTTGGTCGTTATATACAGGCTGCTATTTTTGAGATAAGTAGCAGTTAAGTTACCGCCAATATTAGCCCTTTTGAGACAGTGAGTTGAACATTCGAATGGAATTTTAGATATAATAAGATGAAATCTAATTTTTTTCTTAAACCATCCCATCCACTTCAACAATAAGTACTGATATTGTGGCTTTCGAAATTCATCAAAAATAGGTAAAGTTTTAGTATCGCTATAAAGAGGATGCTCAAAGGTGTTTTCCCTTGTTATTTGCGGTAATTCATTTGTTTTAAACTCTCTCATATAATAATCTCTTGACTTTTACTTCTGTTTATGATATAGTAAACACACAATTAAGAAAAGGAAAATTTAATTTATGACATTAGCCTTAATCGCGGTTCTTGTCTTCTTGGTTGTGTGGTGGTACCAATCAGGAAAGAACAAAGAGCTACAACAAAAACACATCAGGGAATCCATAACTAATATACCTTTGCAAAAAGAATTATTCTGCAAATGGTTTTATAAGATTTCCGAAGAAATGAATAAAGAAAATCCAGATGATAAAAATCTTTACGACTTCATTAAAGGATATTACTTAAGGTATAATATCCCACCTTTTAATGTTACAGACACAATCGCTGAACGAGAAAAAAAGGAATACGACTGTAAATTAGAAACTGAAAAATACACATATGATTGGCTTCGTTACCGCTGTTTTAACACAGACTTTCTCTTATACACAAAAGAAACCTTGCAAGAACGGCTTAACGAAATCGACAAATTTGACGGTGATTTTGCGATATTCCTTGGGCGAATAGATTTTCGCACTTATCGAGATAGTAGCGAATTTCAAGCTGTCATACGCTATAAACTCTTTGAAGATTACTTAACTTCATATCAATGGAGCTCGAAAGGCGGCATTATTATCAAAGATGTCCCCCCACATATGGTTGCTTTCCATATTAAAGAGCACGCCCCAAGTTTAACAAATACTCAAAAGATTATATGTAGTGGCTCAACCTTATTCTTCTTCTTTATGGGATTGATTCAAGGTTTAACTACTCGTGAATTAAAAGAGCAAGGATTTAATTATTCCCCCACTTGGGAAGAGTCCTATAGACAATATGCTGAACAGCGTCACGAAACGATAGAAGAAAATAAGAAAAACTATCCGTGGCTCTTCAATTAAATTGCTAATCCTCGTTCAAGTTATCACCAATGGCATTAAGGCGGTTGAATTCTTTTTCGCTAATAACAATCGCCTTTCCCGCCTTGGTTTCAACGATATATGATTCATCTCCCCTTGCTGCATTCTCAAGGAGATCGTCAGCATAGCACAAGAACTTATTAAGCTTGATTTCTTTCATATGCGGAACCCTAAGATGTTTTCTACGATTATAACATTTTCGCTATAAAAAATCAAGGTTTTTAATTAGAATAAAAAAATTAAAAAAATTTTTAGAAATTGTCAAAAAAGTAGTTGACTTTTTCTTTTAAATGTTATAGAATATATTTAGACACTTATAGTAGGGGTATTGCCGCGTACAGCGGTTTTCTCTTACAAGTTTATAAAATATATTTAGACACAGGAGGAACAATGACAGACAACCAAAACAAAGTTTTTGCTAAATACAATCTAACAGTCACCTTTTCCACCGGAGATAATCCTTGCATACATATTGAGAATTCTCACAACGTAAAAGAGCGAGCGACTATGGAGATATTGTTAGATTATATCCATAGCACCGAGGATTAAAGCAATTAAAGGTAAAAAAATTGAGGTCGAGTCAAATCTTGACACAGACCTTATACAAAAAGTAAAGGCAGAAGACGAGTTTGGCGTGTATTCAATCGCCTACGATGTGACGGAAATAGGCAATCCTGCAAACTTTCCGTTTTCCGTGTCGGGGGCTGAGTTGTTTGCACGCCTAACGAGCGAAGATGTCTACGTGGGAGCAATTGTTGAATTTGGAGACGACGATAGTTATCTTAAGTTTGACAACTACTCTGAGGACGGAGCTGTATCGTTTAATCTTCAATTAAGTAACAACGAGAAAATCCGATTACTTTCGGCTATTGCTAACAAAATAGCCTATAAAAATTAAGAAAATCTAACAAAATCCTCCACCCTATTCCACTTTATACATATTTTTTAGCGTACAACATCTTGACTTGTGTCTAAAAATGTTGTATAATTTAATGGAGGTGGTTAGTAATGATTGATTCAAAAGCATTTATTGAAAAGTATTATCCTAACGCAAACGCACAAAGAGAAAACGATGTAGAAAGATTCCTGTCCTACGTGGATGCTCTCTTAAAAGAAGACAATCCATCAACTAGATTGTTAGATAAAGAGTTTTTATGCCGTACCTTCTTTTTGCAGTCTACAAATAGCATTTCAAGACAACACTATCAAAAGATTAAAGAATATTTGCTTAATCTTTTTGATTGGTTTGGTGTGCTTGGAACAGTACCGACAAGAGAAGAGGTAATGGATTCTCAGCAAACATCCTGTTATTTTAGAGACTTGGATAGCATATTAAATCTCATCGATGAAATCGGCGCTTCTTTAATGGCTGGTTATAATCCAAATGCAGATCTTGCGACGGTAAAGGCTATTGTTGTTTTAGGTTGGCACGGATTATCCCCTAGGGAAATTGCCGTTCTCAAAAAAAACGAATTGATTTCTGACGATAATACGAGGTATTTGCTTGAACATAACGGAGAAATGATCGCCATAGAAGACAGTGCCTATACAGCACTTAAAGCCCTGCGATATCTTGACAGTTATCGAGGATTACCGAGTGGGAAAGTCAGAGTATTTAAGGGAGACGAATCTTTTTTATTCCGTCCTACCACTTCTTGCCCAAGAGTCGAAGAAAATCACATCATTTTGGCTATAAGCAGGTTTAATTCTCTTATTCCAAAGGAAAGAAATGTTGCTATCATTTTCAGAAATTTGAGAAAGAATGCCTTGTTTGTAAAAATCTATCAGGATAAATCAAACAGAACACTTTTAGAGAAGATTTGTTCGATAATGGGATGCTCTGAAAACTCTGCTTTTAATTATCGAGAACAGTATTATAAATGGGTTAACTCGATATATACAAATAAAATATAAGGCTAAGGCTTTATATTTTTATAAAACATAGAATATATTTAGACATATAGGAGATTATATGAAACAAAAGTATAATTTAACTTCAATGGGAATTCCTTTTGAAGACTTACTCGTTCCTTTGACAACTATTGTATTTGTGCTTAAATCCGGCGCAAGAGTATCGGTTAATACCCCTCTATCTATTGAGGATTTTGACACATTTTACACTCCAAGAAAAGGCAATGTAAAAATTTTAATTGATGCAAAATCTTATGCTGAAATTGATAAGCGTGAAGTTGCGTTTTATCACGCATTTCCAATCAAGCAACAACCATGAGACAGTTAATAATAGCTCGCAAAGACTTGAATATGTCGCCTGGTAAGTTGGCTGCTCAAGTAAGCCACGCATCTCTTGCTTTTTTAACAAAAAGGTTTCAAAATCCAAAAAACGTTGATAGAGTTTGCAGAAACGGCAATGAAGTTCTATATTATATTCCATATATACAACTAGATAAAGATGTATATGAGAAATGGATTTGCGGGATATTTACAAAAACAATTTGCGAAGCGAAGAATAAGAATCAATTAGAAAAAGCAATTACTATTGCTAACGAACTTGGACTAAAGGAAGATATTGATTACTTCTTGATTAAGGATTGTTGCCTAACAGAATTAACCCCTGAAGAAGTTGACGAAAATGGGATAGGTAGAGTTTTGACCTGCATTGGATTTAAGCCATTGCCAGACGAAATTGCACACAAAATCAGCAAGAAGTTTCAGCTTTACAAATAGAGGTTAGGGCTTTAAGGAAATCAAGGAATAACAGGACACACCACTTAAAGGATATTTTGAACGATGAGTGAAAAAGTGTCGGACACAATCATCAATTTAACTACTAAGTTGATGATGATTAACACAAGAAATGAAGCATTAAAACTCTCAGCTGAATTTAGCGAAGCTGCGCGAAGAGTTGTTGAGCTTGAACAAAATAATGAGGGTGCCGTATTACATACAAAGTCTGCAACCACATCTTTGAAATTTACAAAAAAGGAGATTTCAAAAATGGCAGAAACCTTCAAAAAGGAATTTATAGCCAATGGGCTCGCCGCAAAAATTATTAAAAGAGAAAGCGGAAGAAACTCATTTTGCTATGAAATTCGATACCGCTCAAACGGTTACAATATTACAGCATCCTCAACAGATTTAAGTCGAGCAAAAGAAAAATTTTTATTTAAAACAACGCCAAAAGAAATTGGAAAATACAGAACAGCGACATACAACTCCAATGATAATACTCTGGAAGCAATCTTTAAGGAGTGGTATCAGTATAAAAAAGGAACTGTTACAGATAAGGAATTACGTAGATTTGAAACAAATTTTTTATCGTTACCAATAGAACTCCAACAAAAGGCATTAGCTGATGTACGTACCATTGACATCGACGGCGTGATGAAAGACGTAAAACCACGAAAACACGAAGAATTACGCACTCTTTTCAATGGCATATTCAAGTATGCAATTGCAAGTGGAATTATTCAGCATAATCCAGTGGCTCTAATTAAGTTTAAACGTTCAGAAAGACAAACCCGCGAGGCTTTATCCGAAGACGAAGTTAAAGCGTTTTTAGAGCGTATTAAAGCCGTAAAATATGATTCTATTAGACAGTTTGCCTATGTCCTCTATTTCTTCGGTTTGCGTCCCTGCGAAATTGATGAAGAAACCCACCGCGAGGGTGAGTTCTTAATCGCTCGTAATCGGAAGCGCAAGAATGGTAAAATCGAGTATAAAAAAATCCCCATACCTACACAGGCACAGGGATTGATTGACTGGGATAAGCCTTTAACGACTGATTTACACCGATTAAAGATAAACGATACCATGAAAGAATTGCTTGCAGAAAAAACCGCTTACTGTTTGCGACATACTTTTGCAACCGTTTGTCAGCAATATGTCCGTCCAGATATTGTAGATATTTGGATGGGAGATAGCCCGCAAAGACTTGTTGGAAAGGTATACACCCATTTCTCAGATGAATTTATGAGAAAGCAAATGGATAAAGTAGAGTTTCCTTTAAGTGCATAAGAATTGCACTTCAACTTTGCACTTTAAGCCCGCTAAATAAAAAACAGAAGGTGCGTTAACACCCTCTGGCACAACCGCGATTAACGACGGCGGATACGAATCGTACCCTTTATGCGAATTTTAATTTTACGCATTCGGCAAGTCCTCCTTAGATTTATTTGTCCTTGGATTCCTTTTAGTTCTATGTAAAGTTGACCAAGCATTAGTAAACATTTATATAGGACTACCTTTTATTCCTGTTATACGACGGCGGCAAAAATAGTATATCAAAACAGGGCATATTTGTCAATCGTTTTTAGCGGGCTTAAATATATCCTATCATAGGAATAATTTGAGTGATTTTGTTCCCCAAATTGTTCCCCAAACCCCATCAAAAACGCATTTTTGAGTGAATATTTATTCAAAAAAGTAAAGAAAAACACGACTTTTATACATTTTTTCTGCATAATTGTCGTGTTTTGGTGGGCAGAGGTGGATTCGAACCACCGAAGTCGAAGACGTCAGATTTACAGTCTGATCCATTTGGCCGCTCTGGAATCTGCCCATATATATAGATGTAACTCAATTCGTTGTGGAGCCGGTGATTGGACTCGAACCCACAACCTGCTGATTACAAATCAGCTGCTC